AGGAGGCAGCCAGGTCGGCGAAAATGATCGCGTCAATCCCCGGCGTGCCACGCTCGAGAGACTGACGGGACACATCCTGCTGGCCAGCCACAGTAATCACCGGCACAGTGAGGTTCGCCCACACCTCGTCAGTGCTAGACACGGTGCTGTTCTCGGTCGGCTGCACAGCAGCACCCGCAGGGGTTGTGCCCCGCGGAATGACCAGCTGCATGCCCTCCTGCGGAAGCGGAAGCTTCTGCACAATGTTCGCCGTGGGGCGCCCAGCCTGCGCAACAATCGCAGCCTGGTCGACCAAATATTCTGGCGGGATCAACCCACCAAAGCTCCCGGTCGTAACGGCACGCTGCTGCTGAGACTGCATCTCACGCTCATAACGGCCAATGCGCTCAGCTGCACCAGCAAACCCGCGCTGCAGCTGGACACTGTAGAGGTCACGGAAGAACGAAACCCCATCCTGCGCAGTCCGAGAACTGTACACGGACGGCTCATGAGTCACCTGTGCGCGAGCTGCAGGAACCTCAGCATCCTTCTCTTTCCGCTCTTCAGCGGAACGCTTCATCGCATCGGCGACTCGCTGCTCCTTCTCGAACATGGCAACCTGGCCACGAAGATCCTCGATTGTCTCATCGAGCTCATCCAACTTCGCCTTCGCGCCACGAACCGTCGCAGCCTCCTCCTCGGACGGATCCCGTTTTTCATCCACACATGCAGACCGGATCGCAAGAATCTTGTCTGAATGCTCTTTCCGTTCCTCAAGGAACTTGTCAATGTTGGCTCGCACCTTTTTGGCGAGCTCACCATACGAATCGGACATTGTCCGACTCCTTCCTGCCCTGGTGGGCGTTGTGTTGTGCTCGCACCAGGTGCCAGGGCCAGTGCCAGGCCTGCCTGGCAGCAGCACGGGAACGCAGTGCTTTGATCGGCGGCATCATGCCGCCATGGGAGAGGCTCAGATGTTGAGCAACTCTTCCAAACTCATGGAGGGGGTGGCACCCAGGTCGCGCAGACGCATGCGGGCGCGCCGTTCAATCTGTTGCAGCTGGGCAACATCGGCGTCGCGGAGCAGACGAGTCAGCGACATTGCCCGAAGCTCAGCAGAGGTGTTCGGATTCGCCCCGAATCCAACAATGGACACGTCGCCACGGTCAATATTCACCTGCTTGATGCGCAGCTCTGTGAAATCTGGCGACCATTCGGATGCCTCAATCGTGAATGCGAACGACATCTCATCGATCAGGCCACTGCGCAGCTTCGGGACGATGTACTGCACATCCCGATCCTCCGGGTCGAGCTCCGCCATCACATGCAGGCCATCCTCGTTCTCGTCGAGCTGTAATGTGCCGTTCTTCGTCGAGGCGATCCGCTGCAGACTGTTGTGCTGCAACGTCAACGGCACGTCAGGGTTCGCGGCCAGTGTCTGTGCGAACGCCCCGGCCGCCATGACCTCCGTGTATGGACCGAACACGTCAAACATCTGGTAGGGCTGCTCGGTGGTCGACGCGATCCCCTCAAACTTGATGGGCCCATCCGAAGGTTCGGACACCTGAGCCCGCGAATGGAAACGAACAAGCGGAGCAGCACCATTCGCATCCGACGCGCGGCGGCCCGGACGATCCTTCGCCCCCATCGCCTGGGCTCGAGCCTGGGCGGCCTCAAGAACATCAGTCATGTCATGCCTCCGGTTTCACAGAAATTTTGGGAGCTGGTGGGATTGGTGCGGCCACAGGTGCGGACGCAATCAGGTCATGGATCTGATCCGTCTGCTCCGGGCTCAACGGGGCCAACTCGTAGGCACGTCGAACCTCATCCGGAGACATCACACGGGCCGCCAGCAGCCCAGAAAACATTGCAGCCTGAGACACAGGATCCAGGCGCAAAATCGAGTTCGTATCAAACTTCGCAAACACCTTGTTCGGAAGAAGCTGCTTCGAGAACGTGCGCTCCCGCCGCGTCAACGCAGGCTGCAGATTCGCAACCAAGAACTCCAAAAACCGCTGAGTGATGTTCGCGTAGGTCACGTTCTCGCCAGACGCATTCACCCCAACCAGGTCAGGTGGGCAGCCAAAGAACCGGCAAATGTCTGCCGCAGAAATCTCCATCGTCTGGAGAAACTGGGACTCATCCGCCTTCAATGACTGAATGTCAATGTCCCAGTCGGAGCCAGTCACCCAGGCCCCACGTTCCTTCATCGCCGCCACATAGCGGCGTTTAACTTCCTCTGCCTGCTCGGACGTCAGAACCTTTTTCGTGTTCTTGATGTGCGCAGTCGGCAAGCCGGGGGCATGAAAGTAATCCAACCCGAGCTGCAGGGCAGACATGTTCTGCCCAATCGACATCGCCGCATACTGCAGCGGAGATAGGCCGACAGGGGAGCCGGAGACAGTGAACTGACGTTCATGCCACACATCATCCGGCTGATAGGTTGTTCCACCAATGCGATACGTCACCTGCCCCGAATGCTTCGAAACAGTGACCTTCGTCGCAGGCACAGGCTCAATCAGCGATGGTCTCAGCGACACAGGATCACGGGAGAGGACAAGCCCAAACGCATTCCCCGTCAAATCCAAATCCATCTGGGTCGAGTAGATGGCTTCCTCAAGATCACACGTGAACAGATCCAGGCTCAGCCTGGGATCCGACACCACCTGCACCGACCCGTCAGGCATAGTGCGTTTCACCTGCAGAGGCATCGTCGAAACCATGTCCGCACGAGTCCGCAAACACGCCCACACGGCCGAACTCTTCAAAGCCGTGTCATTGTCAACAATGAAACTGCCAGCAGTCGAAACCGTCCGTGCCGGGATCAGATTATTCGGAGTATCTCCCAGCGCACGGGCCTGCTGCACAAGCTCATACGCCCTCCGGAGGCTGTCAAACATCCCCATGGTGCCTCCTAAAAAAACGAATCCAGCGGGTCATAGTCCGGTTCCTTCTCACCAGAAACCAGCGCCCAATGCGCCAACGTGATCGCGCACAGTGGGGTGATCGGCTCCTGCCCACGACGCTTCCAATGCCACCCATCACCAGCACCCTTCTGGGCGGCCGACATCACAGCCTTATTCAGCTCCGGATCATTAATGTGCCGAAACTCTTCCCCCTGCGCCGCATCCATCAACGCGGCACACGCCGCATTCCAGTCACGACCCGACACTGGCACAACCTCAAGCCCAGCATCCTCAAAAGCAGGCACCATGCCGCCAGCAGGCGTCGACATGTCCAACGCCACCCGATCACCAAATCTGGGATTGTGCCGACACATCTCAACCACCCGGTCGACCACCCAATCCGAGCCAGGACGAGTCTCCGGAGCCTCCAAATGCTCCAGCCCACCCAAAGACGTCCCAGCCCAAGCGATCGACGACGTCGACTGATCCGGCGCAACATCCACCGACACACACATCGGCAAATCCACATCCAACTTCGACGTCGGATCAGCCATCGCCTGCCACAGCCGCTGCGGAATCACAGAATCCTGAGCCGACTCACCATCCACCCACTGATTCCCAAACGCACGCCGAAACTCAGCATCAGGCATCATCGCCCGCTGAGCCCTCAAATCGTCAACCGAAATCCCCAGGCCCAACGCAGGCATGAACTTCGCCCACACTGACGGATCATCCATGTCCTCATCCAGTGGGATCGACCACTCAAAAAAGGCGACACGTTCATCCTTGCCCGCCTCCACCAAATGCCGGCCACGGCGAACCTGCTCCAACAAATAAACCGACGACTCATCACCAGCCGTCGAAATCGTGATCCACTGAGACTCAGGGACCCGAATCATCGTCGGACGTAAAGCCTGATCCAACCGCCAATCCGTATGCGCCCAAGCCTCATCAGCCACCACAAGACCATTCGAAAACCCATGGCCAGGTTTCTTCCCAGCCGCCATGATCCCGATCTGCGACCCATTCGCCCAAATCCACGCCTCAGAGCCACGCTCATTCCGCGGATGCCCCAACGACCCGAACATCGAATCCCGGATCGTCTGCTGCTGCTCATCAACGAACTTGCCACGAGCCGCCTGCAACGTCTGAGCCGTATACACCACACGCTGCCTGGACTTCCACGCCAAACACCGGTGCACCTCCCACGGCAACAACAACGTCGTCTTCCCAGCCTGCCGGTGAATCGTCACCACCACAGCCTTGTAATGCAGCCTCCCGTCAGGATCCAACTCCAACCCCACATCAGCCACCAGGCGCTGCCAAGGCATCAACGGCGTATGGAACTGGGCAGCAATCGCCGCAACCTGCGGACCCAACGTCTCCCTCGACGGATCCCGAGGCGTCCCCCACCTAGGCCAAGCCTTCAAATCCGGGTACAGCTCCCCAAGCCACCCCCTATCGAGAGCCGAGGATCGCGGTGAGTCCTCCAAACCGATCATTCGACCCCGCCTTCGCCTCAAGAATGTCCATCAAATCCCGCCACTGCTGGACAATCGGAGCCACACTCATCGACGTCGACGGATCATCAATCTCCCGAGCCAACCGAACCGCAGCCACCACCACAGCCTCAGTCCACGGATTCGACCGATCCATCTGCGAAACAGCCGCCCTCGTCGCCCCCTCCAACGAAGACGCAACAGACGACTGTTCTACAGCCGGTTCTACAACATGCAATTCCGGTCGAGCAGCACGCTTCGACCGCCGATACTCACGCAACGCCTTCGCATGCGCAGCCCGACAATCATCACAACGGCACCCGCGGCGATAAGCGGCATTCGTCCCATGCACCCCCACGCTACGAGACGCCACAACATCCTCCAATCCACACACCAAACACGCAATCCGCCGCAAACCAAGACAGAACCGACCGCTACCTTTCAAACCCGAGACATTTTTTGCATCGATGGGCGCGGTCGTGCGTTTTGCTGTTTTCTAAAAATCGGAGCGGTCACCATGTCTCGGACACGCGGTGTGTGTCTAGGTTTTTGTTGCTTTTGGCTGCGTTGCATCCGAGGTGTGCGGGTTGGAGGTTGTGTAGGTCGTAGGGTGCGCCTCCGTTGGCGATGGGGGTGATGTGGTCGACGGAGAAGCTTTGTGGGTTTGGTGCGTGGAGGTCGTAGCGGATGGGTTTTCCGCAGATGCCGCAGGGTGTGTTGTTGGCGGCTGCTTGGCGGCGGATGGTTTTGGTGATGCGTTGCCAGGTGCGGGTGGAGCGGATGTGTTTGCCGTTGTGTTGTGTGGGGTTGAGTCGTGCTCCTGCACGTGTGGCGTACCAGGTGACGATGGTTTGGTCGATGTCGGGTGGTCTGCCGTCTTGTTGTGCACGGCGGATGCAGGTTGTCATGCCTGGGTCGCAGATGTGTGTGTGAGTGGTGTGGAGTCGTTGTTCGGCTTTGTGTTGGTCTTTGGGGTTGGGGAGTGTGCGGATGATCCAGGCGGTGATGTTGGGGGTGGTGGCGACGTGGTGTTCGAGTCGGGTGCGTTCTGTTGATGCTGCTGCTCGGTAGGCGGCTGGGTGGTCGTGTGGGACTGGGCTGCCTGCTTGGATTGCGAGTTGGTCCCAGTCGATGATGAGGTCGCCGGGTTGTGCGTGGTGTTGGACCCAGGTGGTTTTCCCTGAGCAGGGTGGGCCGATGATGAGGGTGACTTGACGCATGGGGTCACCTCCCACGGGTCTACCACGCTACTGGTGCGTTATTTGCGAACGATCCACGACCACGTTGACAATAGGAAATCTTGTCATCTGAATAACTGATAGTAGCTTGAATTATGCCATCGACGATATCGATCATTCGTTTAACCGTGTATCGACTTGGAAACACAGCGATGGGCTGGTTCTCTGGGATATTGTGGAATGGACTTTTCGTATTTACGTCTGTGGGAGGTGCCATAGTTACAACCCACGCTTTATATTTTGGCACGGTCGTCATGGCTTACACACTAATCCATGCTCACTACTGATACTTGCATCACTTGCAACGTTTAACAAGTACCAGTTTCGAGTGTCGCCGATCTGCCTTCATGAGATCTTGCCGACTGTAGAGCGTGACACGTCGTGCCGGTCGCAACATATGGAGTTCTCCGTTGCGTGCCCAACGCCAGATGGTGTCGCGGCTCACCTGGCATAGCTCCATGGCTTCTTGGAGTGTGCACCAGTCAGAACGCTTCACGCGGCCACCGCCTGCATCTGGTGGAGCAGCTGCCTGCCGATGAACTCGGTGTATGCGGGCGGGATCGCCTGACTCAACTCATTCCGGTTCATCCAGTCGATACCCATCGCCGCACGGTAATCCGCAATCGTCGGGTTATATCCCAACCGCTCACGCACCCATGACGGCGTGCCATGCCCAACTACACTCAACGGCACTGGGCCACGGTGATCGTGTGGTGGCATCATCAGCATCGGATGCCACGATAATTCGAACCAGCGCTCGCGCCGGAGGCGCAAGCCGAACATGCAGCCGCATAGTCGCACGTCTGGATGCAGTGGCGAACCGGGCACGTTCTCGATGACATACGGCTTACACAGTGCGTCCAGCGCCGCTCGAGTCGCATCGACAAGGTCCGGATAGACCTTCCCTTTCTCACGCATTGCTTTTGACGCGATGCTGTACGCCTGACACGGCGGCGACGCATGGATCACATCGAAGTCGCCCAAGTCGATGCTCGTCTCACCGCGCAGCACTGCCAGCGCATCCGCCTGGTGAAACTCGAACGGGTAGTGCGGCTGCGGGGCAATGTCCACCCCAACCACGTCGAACCCGGCACGGGAATAGCCCATGCCCGCGCCGCCGGCGCAGCAGAACAGGTCGAGAAGTTTCATGCCGCTTTCCTCCTCAGCTTCTGTTCGTTTTCGAGGATCCGTGCATCGAAGGAGAGCATCTCGTAGGACTCGACTGCCCCACACTGATCGCATTGCACGGTGATGTCGTCCTCGAACGCTTCGGGCGGCCACCATCGCAATGTGGGGCTCCCACAGGCCCGGCATCGGATGATCCTGACCCTGTGGGATCTCTCACGCCTGGGCCATTTCCTGTCCGCCCTGAGAATGGCACGGGTGAGGCGGACGGCGTCCGCTGCACCCTCATCTGACTGGACGATCTGCTCAGCCTCCCCCTCATGTGCCCACAGTGTTTCCGCCAGGCGCACGATCTCATCAGCAGCCAACCAGGTGGCCGGCGGCGGGATAGACGGCCCCGGCTGCCCATGGCCGTCTTGTTCTCCCACCCGGTAGTGCCCGACCCGGCGGAGGAAATCGACCAACGCGTTTTGCATCCGCATGGCGAGATCAAGCTGATCCCAGCAGCGCTCACAGAGGAGCCCGTGTGTGGCGGGACGGGGTGCGCCTTCTGCGACCGCGTACCGGTCGATGCAGGGGCGGATGGGTTCGGTGACGGCGAGAAGATTCGTGATGCACGACTCAGTCATTGGGATGCCTCCTGGGCGAGGTCAAACAGAGTGTCTTCGGATGGGCTTCCTTGAAGCTCGGCAAGATGCTCTTGCCAGGTTTTGTGTTTCACAGGTTTCTCTGGCGGGCGAGGTTTGATCCCGTTCGTCGGCTGGATCGCGTTCACCGCACATGCGAGACCAAACAGTTCCATGCGCCCATCAGAGACCGGCAGGCCAGCCTGGAGACACGTCAGAATGTTTCGGATCGGTGGCGGATAGTCGTCAGGTGCCCCGAACACGTGCACAGAATGACCCATGTGATTCGGTGACGGGGACTCGCGCTGGAACACCCCATTCTCGTCGGGGACGCCGTAGGTGAACTCCCAGCAGTCCAGGCAGAGCATGAATGTTTGCTGTGCGCTCACTGTCCGCCCCCGAGTGCTGCCTCCAACTGTGCCCGAGTGCCGGCACGCCCCTTGATTGCTTCCAGGTCAATCATTTCTGTTCCTTTCGTGCCTCGGCTTGCTCCGCGACGAGCTGCTCAGCTGACCGTTTGCGGTGGTGGCACCGGCATGCTGGGTTGGCGCACCCGTATGGGGTCTTGCAATGCGCACAGCACCGTTTCTGTGGTCTCGTCTTGGGCTCCCTCGTAGTGCCCATCAGATGCCCGTAGAAGTCGCTCATTTCTCTCCCATGTGTGGTTGCCTAGCCTTGACTGTTTCGTGCCTTCCTGGCGGCTTTCCTGGCCCGCTGTGAGGCTTGTTCGGTGGGAGACCCAGCTTGCGGCGACGATTCGCCACCGAATCGCGGGTCGACATCATCGCCCGGGCAATCCACCCATCCGTCAGACCCTTCGTCCACAATTCACGGAGCCGCTCATCTTCATGCCCCAAAGTGCGGCCGATGAGCACATTCACGATGTCCTGCAGGTGAGGTTGCAGGAGCGTGGAAACCCGGCACCCCTTCTGCTCGGCGATCTTGGCGAGCTCCCACCAGTCCCGCTCATCAACGAGAAGCTTGATCATCCTCATGCCGCACCTCGCATCAGAAGGTTCTGGCACTCAC